TACTATTTTGGTTTAAAAAGCTATAGTTTATCAGAAATTACATGGAAACCAATGAAGAAAATCCATCTTCTTTGCATACAGTTATAGTATTATCTAACAAACCCCCGACTTCGGGGTTGTGACTTATGAGGAATATAGATGGGAAACTTTGAACTTCGTCTTCCAAAATATTAATCACGTTTTCAATCCCAGCTGGATCGAGACTGTCAAAAATTTCATCTAAAAATAGGATGCTGAACCTAGACTTACTCCTGAGCATAGCGGCTTTTTGTAAAGAAAACAAGGTAATTAGGTCCACCCTGCGTTTTTCCCCTGAAGAGTCCCCACTGTAGGATTTACTGCCTTCTTTATTTGTTACTAATACCGAAAACTTCTCCTTGACTTCCCCTGATTTATTTGTGGACTGGTTACAAAATTCAACCTGTAGACTACCGCCGCTCAAAATATCAGCATAATGTTTTGCATACTTATTTAATACGGGAATAATATTATCTAAGAGATAGCTCTGTATCCCAGACCTTGAGAAGGCGTTTTCAAAGAACTGATAGTGTTTAATCTGTTTAGCCACTTCTTTTTCTTCTTGAGAAGCTTTTTCTACTACATCAAACAATTCGCAGGCTTGTTGACTTTTACTTTCTATCATATCGGTATAAAGATTAACAGTGTTCTTAATTTGTTCCCTTTGTTTTTGAAGCATTGAAATTTTAAGTAGGTTGTTTGATTGTTCTTTCTCAATAAAGTTCAACCTATCTTTGTTAACTCCTATTTGCTTAGTTAAGATTTCTTCTTTCTTTCTCTTTTCACTTTTCTTAGTGTCAATAAGGGTTGCTTGTTTGTCTATTTGACCCCTTAAAGAAGATTCCTTATTTTGTTTTTCTTCCCTTTTCAACTCAAAAGTCTGCGTGTCGTGCTTGGCTTCGTTCCATTTTTGGTCGGAGTCCGCTTTTAGTCTGTCCAATTCCTCTAATTCTATAAGAGTGGTTTGTAAAGCCTCCTTAACGAGTTTTAAATTATCCTCTCGATATTTACTTTCCAATGTTTCTTTGTCGTTAATTAATCTAAGTAAATCTTCCCCATTAGTTTCTATTAATGTAGTTATTTCATCGATATGTTTTTGTTTATATTCAGATGTAATCTCTTGATTACAATTGGGACACTCGACACCTAGACCTTTCTCGAACTTAGTCTTTTTATCACACAGATCTTTAATTCTGGCTTGGGTCATTTTTATTGAAAGAGCGTAATCCACATCAAATGTCGGGTACTGAATACCAATTCCCTGTTCATATTTGATATTCGTCTTCTTTAAATCTTCAATATCACGCTTCTTTGAATAGATTTTATTAATGTAGTCCCCTGACAATCGTGCATAAGAGTTCAATCTCTCTTGTATCGGGCTCGGGTCTTCTGTTTTAATAATAACAAGATCGTTTAATTCTTTCCGCAAAGCTTCCAGTTGTTCACTTAGCCCGGCTGTTTCATCGGTATATGATAATCCCTCCAGCTCTATTTTGTAATTGTCGATTTCCTGGTTAAGATTAGATATAGTCGTAGAGTTATCCTGCTTTTCTAAGTTGGATATATCTGTATCTAATAGATGAGCTTTCTCCTCAATATCTTTAGTGAATAGACGTTCTTTGAATTCCAAATCTACAATCTCTTTTGTGCATAAGTCTAATTTAGACTTGTTCAACCCTATGTTGTTAACCAACTCCCCATGCTGAGCATTAATATTTTTCAACTTATTTTTTGTTATCTCAAGTAAAGAGGAATACTTTTCTAGATCAAATAACTTTTCTAATAGCTTTTTTTGTTCAGAATCGGTACAGGCACTAAATGGCTTGGTTCCATCATTATAAAAAATGAAAGCACTCTTGAAGGTTTTAAAGTCTATGCCTAGAATAGCATTTATTTTATCCTGTACCTTAACATCTTTAGTCCATTCTTCCCCTTCTCTGAAAAGAAGAACTCTGTTCTTAAACTCATGGTGTGCTCGGTAGCGTCTTATTTCCCAACTAACCTCTTCATTATCACTAAATGAAATGTACGCCTGACAATCCACCCCCATTTTTTCATTAACTACGTCTTCTACAGAATCCAAAGACCTGATAGTTTCTCCCCAAATAGACCAAACAAAGCTTTCTAGAATCGTCGATTTTCCGCTGCCATTGGAGATAAAGGAGCTGTTTACTTTATTTTGTCCTTCAATAGCGGTGATGCCAGCAGCTTCTAAATTAAGTGACAAATCTTTAAACGACATGAAATTTTGAGCTTGTAAGGTTTTAAAATTTATCATTTCTTCTCCATCAAATCATACTCCTCTAATAAATCCGCCGACATTCTCATAAGAAGTTCTTTATCAAACCCCTCGCATTTTAAATCAATAAATTTTTCTATAATCTTTTCTTCTGAAGTCCCTATCTCGACTGACAGCCTGATTTCATTAGTTTTAGGTGGCTTAACAAAGTCCCAGTCTATCTTTTCGTTAGTGAATTGCTTAACTAGGTGATCTTCGTTATTGACATCCTCGGCATTAACAGTTAAAAACAGGAAATCTCGACTATTCCAATTAGATAAGATACTTTCTAGTTCTTGTTTAGAGCCTATATTGTACTTTAGAAATCTAGTATGCTCCGTTGGTATTAACTCAATACCCCCTGTTTCCGTATTCATTATCCAGAAACCCCTTTTATTATTTGTGGAGGAGTCTTTTAATTGGGGGAAAGCTAAATCCTTTTTAGTATGGGTCAGTGGTGATCCTGTTATAACTACTCTGTTATCAAACAACAATTGAGGTATATGAATGTGACCAACACACATCCTACTATACATCCCCAGCCCTGAATCCACACCGGTACTTTTAGAAAAAGAATAACCGCTACCAATCATAGCACCGGAAACAACACCGTGAGTAAAAAGCACATTAATCATATCTTCTTTAAGGTATGGTTTCATTTTTTCTAAAGAATCACTAAACTCTTTTTTTGTATTCACATAAGGAATTCCGACAAAATTACATTTACCATGCTGAAAGTTCTTCCAGTTAATTAAGGTAACTCCTGTGATCTCTTGTAGAGAATAGATAGATGTAGTCTTTTCATCCTCCGAAAAAACTTGGTCATGGTTTCCACTCAGAAGCCCGATTTTTATTCCCTTAGAAGTTATTTCTCTAAACAAATCATAAACTCTATTAAAAATAGACACTGTTATTTTACCACGAATATGAAATAAATCTCCTAACACATAAAGATAATCGATGTTGTTCTTAACGCAATAATTCACAATCTGGTTAAAAACATCAAAAATTTCATCTTCTGCTATTTGTTTAGTTGCCCCGCGATTAGAGTGAAAATGAATATCAGAACAGATAGCTATTTTGGACATCGCAATACTCCCTTATTGTATTAGTGCATTTTTCCAAATTATTATGTATATCATGTTCCCAAAATCGTAAAACTACATATCCTTTATTTACTAAATAATCAGTAACTCGTTTGTCTTTATCCCAGATTTGTTGGGCAGTTTTAGTTTTAAAAAATATAGTCTCCGCTTTGTATTTACCAGGATAAGCGTGATAATAATCACCATCAACAAAAATGCAGATATTAGGTTCTATAAAGATATCTGGTAAACCATAAATTTGCTTTTGGGTTTCAAAATTAAAAGTTATATTTAATCTAATAGCTTCTTGAAGAATCAATTCTGGTTTGGTGGCTTTAAAAACCCGTTTCGTCATGCGCCTCTTTTGGGACAATTCTGCTGCTTTTTCTTCTCCATGAATTTCTTTATAAGTTCTACCCTTTAAAGGGGAAGGTCTTCCAGTCCAAGCTATAGATCTACATTTTTTAAGTTTTTTAGCGGTGTCAACGCCGTAAATCTCTTCATATGTTTTATTTTTTCGTGTAATGCCAAAATCCTTGTTTCTTTGCAAGAAAATTTCTGCAAACTCTTTTCCGAAAGATTCTTCCAGAAGTCTGCCTTTGGAAAAATGACCTTTCAAGTATTTTGGAACGCCTTCAAATTTATGAGATTCTTTAATTGCTATTTTAGCTTTACAATTACACAAACAAAAATACTCTTTATTTTCTTCATATAATAACCGATCTTTTCTAATTCTTGAATTATAAATTCTCTTTACAACATGGTGACCTTTTCTGTATTTTGGAACTCCAAAGACAGCGTGTCTTATTTTTATCACAACCTTGCCACCACAACCGCAAGCACACAAGGGTGGATTAAGTAAAGCCTCATCATATTCTTTTTGAAATTCAGGAACTCTCATATAGCTATCATGTAATCCTCATATTAAACCACTCACTTTAATATACTCTTTTTTAGCGATATAGCCTAAGAAAATACTGCGTTTCTTAGTGCCTTTTATGAAAGGAACTGGATATTTAAGAGACCACCTATATAAGTAAAATAAAATGTCTGACTTGTTTATGACGTCTTTATAAAAAAACTCCAGCAATCTATTATAATCGGTAAAATTGTAAGGAACTGTGAGATGGACTCTTTCTTTATGACTACGACACTCCCCCTTCATTTCAATTTTACTATGAAATCCTTTTGTGTTCAAATTACGAACTTCGCTATAAAAGTCAACGTCTGAGTTGGTTATAAACTCAATACCCTGTTTATCAGAGATATTAATGTGCTTGGACGGGGATCCATATTGCCAGTTGGGTAAAAACACGCCCAGTCGTCCTACCAATTTAGATATGTTTACACAAAACTCTTTTAAATATTTATCTGCTTTCATTATTTCTAATGGTAATTTTTCTGGAGAAACTGGCTTGGTTATTACCTCAAAATTGACTTGGTCTATAGAAGTATATCTATATTCATTGTTTTTATTCATATTATTACTGGTGACCCTTGTAGACCCCCAAGTATTATATAAGGGTGGCACCTCTATAGTGACTCTATCGTTATTAGGGGTATCATGTTGAGTATAAATAAGACTTTTTCTGCGCTTTGTAGTTTTGAAATATACGGTATGGTTGGGGTAATCAAGAAGAGTAAACTGTGGTTCCCACTCTATTCCTATTAGAAGATTACTCATTTTTCTTCACCGATTCTTTTGGTTCTAATGACACTAATCCTATTTTTTCTAGGGTCTCAGGCCCAGTAATTCGTATAAGTATTTGATTTTTATTAGCTTTAGGCGGGTCTAATTCGTTAAAAGAACTAGGCTGCTCCTCCTTGTGTAGCGTATAACGGCAAGAACAAATTGAATGTTCTTTTTTAAGTTTATGGATTAAGTAGTAAGGGTTCTTCGTTATATCAAAATTGGATACATCTGCAATATAACAGGTCTTGCTTTTGCAGTAATAAACCTTTTTAAATTCTACCCATGAATTAACCCCAACATACTCACGCAACCATTTGATTAATATCTGTCTGGTGACCCCAAATATATAAGCCACTCTTTGCCCCGAATCAAAATTAAAATCATTGGCCACCTTTATAAACAGCTCTGGAATTAGAAGATTATATTCAGTCTGCAGTTTAAGTAAGGTAATTGGGTATTTATCTTTACACGGTTTGCAGTATAAACTCTTAGATTTAGAGTCTACTCTAATATGAAATACATTTGAACAATACGGGGTCTGGCAGGGAACACTTTTGCATTTAGCCATGTTATTTACTTTCAAAACCAAAGTTTACAAAAACAATTGGGTCAACTATCTTTAGAAATTCATCAAGAAAAAATAAATGTAATAGCCTGTGCGGATAAGAAGATAAAGGGCGAATGGCGTAATTACAATATTTCATCTGGTCGTAAGTAACCCAATCTGTGCCTATTAAATCTTTTTTGTTGTTTTGCCTCATAATGATGATTGGGCGTTTGTGGAAGAACTGGGCGTCCTCTTTAGTTTTGCCCCAGAAGTCTAATACCGAGTTATCTTTGGGTGTACCGTAGATCAGGCTATCGAGCCTTAGGTCCCGGTAAAACTTGCATTCTACGAAATATTTGGAAGTTAAGGGGGTTCCTGTTGGGTCTACTGCGGTAATGTCACCTGTCTGATTAGCTTGCTTTCCTTGTTTCTTTTTATAGGTGGCATGAGAGCCAGAACCCGAGCTGCGACCAAACAGCTCCGTGCTAACTCCTTCTGATACCCACAAAGATAGCTTTACACAAATCTCTCTTTCATATTGACCACCTTTGGATTTTCCTGCTCCAGGTTTCAATTGGATAACACCCATTTAAATTTTATCATGTCTAGCTCCAAAGGTTGATCTAGTACATCCAAAGAATGAGAGCTGTGGTGATATAGTTCGATATCTAATTGATCATTTACATGCCAGCCTATACCGGCTTCCGCCCCCGCTCTCCCAGTAACCCCAGATTCTAAAGATCGCATCACGTAGGGATTAACGTGCAGATATAAATTATGAGTTAAATCTTTCTGTACATTTATTTGTAAATAAGAATCCATCGCGGGTGAGGGTCTTGTATTTAAATAAATCGGGCTATTTGAATATAAAGCATAGGCTAAAACAATATCGACTAACATTTAATAATCCTCTTTTATGAAATCAGCACACCATTTGGCATGCCCATCAAAACCCCAATAACCACATACAGAACATACGCCCATTTGGCCACAATACCTGCACTCAGCTCCATACACATCCACCATAGTTCCTACGCCAATATCAACCTCATTTTTAAGTATCTGGCACTCTATACTATCGCATTGAGGGCAACGGTCTTCCATGCTACCCCTTTAATTTCTTTAATAGTTTATTGACCTGTTTAATTTTATCGCTGGTTTGGTCTAATACCTCTTCCCTAGATTTATCTTTATCTAAAGTTCTAAGATGCTCATCAAGCCATGCAAGGTCTTCCAACTCCTGTTCAAGATATTCCTGTACCTCTTCGTCTAATCCTTTACTTTTGAATAAGCCCATTAGAATTTTTTCCCATGTTTATGAGGTCTATTTTTATTAAACAACATTTTATCTATAAGAGCTTCCGCAACTCTATATTTTTTAGCGCCAGAAAGGTCCATTGCCCTTATAATTAAATCAGCCAACTCAACTTCAATATTTTTATATTGCGGTAAATGTTTATCCGGGGGGTTCCCTTTTCGTAACGACTCTAGGCCCTCGCTCAACTCGCTGTGCATAAGACAGATTTTTTCAGCTTCATTTTGTTCACCGTCCCAAAACCCATGATTCTTAGAATTTTCGTATGCTTTATTGCTGATAATATTAAAATATTTTATAAAGTTCTCTTCTATTTTGTTATCTATATTAGACAATAAGTCTCGTTCCCCACTATCTATCGGCACAAACCCATGTTTAAATTGGTAATCCGTCAATAGATATGTCTCACCTAAATCACCGGTAACGATCCAGTCTCCTTCATCAACATGAATATGGTCATCTTCAAGAGATGTTTGCAAAAGAGTTGCTGAAACATGGGTTAAGTTATCTTCACCGACATAAACATACTCTTTTACTTTTGGATGACTAATCCCGTGATAATATTGAACTGCATCTAATACTTCATTCCGTTTAAATTTCATCCTAATCTCTCCAGTTTATCATTACACACAAACAATTTAAGTCCTTTCTTTTTTGCGATATCTATCATGTGTTTACTACCCGGGCTAAGACCATCCCATAAACAAATTAATGCATCCGCCCCAGAATTAGCCATAGCCACATTTCTTAAAATTCCTGCACTTCTACTATACATTCCCCAATTAGCTTTCATTACAGTTATTGGAATATTTGCCTCTTTAGCAAACTGTTCAGAAAACTTATCAGATCCAGAGGAAGCCCCACCTGAAACAATTTCAGTTATTGAGATTTTTTCTTCGTCATAAGCCTTATTTATGACCTTAATTAATATACCAAAATCCCCATAATTCCGAGACCCCACTATAATTACCTTCACTTTAACTCAGCCCAATTACCATAATTGTCATATAAGAGCTTGACCCAATTTGCGAAGTGTTCAATACTCATCTTATTCTTCATCATATTAGCTATATAACCACATAAAACTATATTTGATTTAATATACCCCAAATCAGAATTAATCCTATCGATAGTAACCTTGTTGGGAAAACCAGACTCTTCCGTCATTTCCACACCAGAATAAAAACATTTTTTATTCTGTTGTTCATACTGTTTTTCTACATCTTCTAAAGATAAATCAAATTCAATCCCTCTTTGCTTCGACGATCTTTTAGTACTTTTCCAAATTTTATAAAGGGTATTAACTTTATTAAGTGCCGAATAATCAGCTTTACAATTTACACAATAATCTAGTAGCAGGTCCCATGCTCTAAACGATCTCCCAAAATCATTTAATGGTAAAAAACTTTTACATTTACCACACTTTTTTACTTCAACTCCGTTTTCAAATCTATGTGATTTAAACATTAAAACTCTGGGCTTTATCCCATAGTATTCCATTAAAGAATAAAAAGTTTTAGAGTTCTCATTGTTAATTCCCAACTTGATATTACACTCGACCAATGTCCCACCCTTTGTGTAACAATCCAATGCTGATTTCACTTTGGGGTAATCGAATTTACCCATACACTGGTCTTTATTAATAGCTATATAAAAAGCTACTTGTTTTTGAAGATTAAACTTTCCGGATAGAGTCCCCAAAGTTAAATCGGCTTTAATTAAATCAATGTTTTGCTCAGATACATGAAAATCCGTGTTTTTTGGCAAATCAATTCTAACGATTTTTATTACTTTCCCACCCAATTTTCGTATGGCGTCCACTTCATTTTGAAACCGGCAGTCAGGAATTAAAACTTTATTTTTAATACGCTTATTACCCCTATTAATTCTAGTTACAACTCTATCTACCCAATAATTATCACACACGGATCTAACATAATCGGTTCCGAACTGTTGTAAAATTTCTCTAAGACTATTAGATACCAAATTATGGTTTTGTAATGGTAATCCCGTATATTGTACCATTAACGGTAAATACGAGTCCATCTGAATAGGGGTATCCAACTTTCTGGCTTTTTCTTCTTGAGATTCCATAAATTCCATTGGAAATCCAAATATTTTATGGGTCATCCATTTTAAATCATCTGCAAAGCGTAAAATAATAAACTTGGGTTTGTGTTCTTGTACTAATTTTGCAAAAGAATCTTTGCCAGATCCCTTTTTTCCGGTTATACCATAAATCTGTATTTTGGGGGTTTTATTATAAGTCATATCTCTACCTATCAAAAATCAATTTAATTAAATCTATACCAGAATCTAAATCTGTTGTTACAAATGGTGAAGAACTTCTTATCATCGGGTGGTTATGAAGATTATTACTTTCCATGCAAATAACGATCGGCTTTCTTTTTTCCCATGCCCAAGCAATCTCCATTACCGTACCAATACTTACTCTAGTAGCGCCTAAAAGATTAACAAATACAGCATCACAAGTTAGTGTATCAAAACTATCTCTAGCCATAATAGCTTGATCAGAAGCTAAAAAATCTCTGTATCCTGGTGATTTCTGGGTAGAATCATCTATTTTACCAACATCTTTTAAATAGGATTTCCCACGAAGGGGAGACAGACATTTAAATTCAGGAAGATTTTCAGTTACGTAATTTCTCCAACCCACGCAATCCTTCCAATCGAGACCTGAGATAGGGCCTGACAGGTATAAAGAAGGTCGTGAGTCAGTTAGTAAGTACCCTTGTGATTGTATTTTTATTTTTGAGGTTTCTGCGTTAAACACCTGATTTTTCCTTGTTTAATTTACGATCTAAACGCTGTAATCTTTCTAATAATAAATCTAACTCGTTTAATCCGTAAATAGCGTCAGCAAAGAAATTCATCACATCTATCTCCCCTATTTTCAGATCCCCGTAGATAAAACCGTATTTTTCTTTGCCAACAGAATAGCCAAGTTCTAAATGGGCTGATCGACCTGCCGGTAATAATAAAATACAACAATCACTCCAATCAATCCATTTCTTATCCTCTCGAAAACCCTTTCTAACTTCCGGTAATTTTAAAAACTCTTTAGCGTTATACTTTTCTATGTCTTTAATATCAGACTCGCGGAAAACCTTTCTTCCTGGGCGCTCTTCACAAAAGGCGTCTACTTCATGCCCATTTTCGCGTAAGACTTTAGCCAAGTCTAAAACTTCTTTTTCGTTTTTTACTGAACTTGCAATGTAGATCTTCATAGAGTATCCATTAGTATTTTTTAAACTCTGGCATGAAACCTTTATCAACTTCTTTCCATACCTTTTTAGCCTGTTCAGCTATTTTAACACCAAGTTCTTTATTCCCAGATCTCACTTCTCTGGCAACATCGGAAATCTCACTTTCCTTGATCGAGGTGGAATATCCTATTTCTTCCAGGGTCCCTTTCACCGTTTTCAAAAAGCTCACGTTTGCAATAACATCTTCAATCCCAAAACCAAAATATATCGGAAATTCACATTGACGGTATGGATTTGCAACTTTATTCTTCTTGCAATTTACCTTTACCCACACCCCAACTGGCCTCTGGATTCCGTTAATAGTCTTCTTGATCTTCTCTATTTCATTAAGGTGCAGTATAATAGACGCGTAAAAATCCAAAGCCATCCCGCCCGCTCTTGTTGTCTTTTCCCCAAATGCAGTTGCGTTGACTTTAGTTCTGACTTGAGAAATAACAACAAACATAATGTTGGCTTTATGTAACCTCTTAATCATACGCCTGAAAAGTGTAGATAGTTGCTTAGCCTTCGCCATTCCGTAAGTACCCTCATCAATTTCACTTTCTTGTTCCTTTTGATCAGATAATGCATCTAGGGAGTCCAAGATATAAATAGACGGAGAAGTATCCTTATTCTTTTCCTTTTCATCCATGATCTCATCTAACTTTTTAAACAGACCTTCAACTGTGAAAACATCAGGAATAGTCTTTGATTCTTCTACAAATTCCACAGCCTCTAGGGGCATTCCTAAAGTTTCCGCATAGCCGGGGTCAAAGGCCGCTTCGGCCTCATGATAATAAATCTTACTTTCGGGGTAGTCTTTATGAAAGTTAGCACAGAGTTCAATAGCCATCAAAGTTTTGCCAGAAGATCGGTTGCCGACCACATTAACAATCTTGCCTAATGGATACCCAAATCCCATTACACTATCTAGGATTTGACACCCACTGGAAATAAATCCAGTGGGTTTATCGTCTGTGAAGTAGTTACCTACTTGTTCTGTAGTTGTTGGATTCTGATCGATATCATCATTTGCTTTTACTCGTTTCATTTTAAACCCCCTTAGCATCTGCTACAGTTTGTCTCAATTTTTCCCGATAAGAATTCCTAGCAGAATTATCCGCAGGAGGTGTTGGGGCAGGGGCTTCAGCTGGTTTATCACCGGGAACAGTAATCCCCATCTTAGAGCATAACTTATTAAGAATGTTACTGCCCGCCAACATAATCTCTTTGGTGGTAAATATACCATTCTCTCTGGCAAAGTTAGCTAAATCTGCGGCGGGTTGAGACACCAAATCCTCATAAGTGAAAGTAATTTCTTCTTCCTGAGAGGCATTAGTCGAGGTCTCTTCATTCGATTCCCCAGTAACCTGATCATGATCCTCTTGCACATGAGCCATTTTTGTATCTACCTCAGTTCCTTCATCTGTTCCATCAGCGTCAACTTTGTTAGGTAATTTAGCGTGATACACCGCATCAATGTAATCGAAGCTAAATGACACAAAACACTTAGGAAGAGGATTCTTTTCTACTAGAAGCATCCATTTGTCTCCATTCTCGGAACTTAACGGAGTAGCACGCCTAGCAACCTGTTTTCCAGTGTATTCGGTAGTTAAACCCTTACCTGTTCTGGTAAAGATGATGTCAAATCCCTCTGTAGGGCTCTCAATAGAGATAAGTGACCCATCGGAGGGGTCAACCCCCAGAGCCGCAAATTCTCTATCCATTTTAGCAGTCATGAGGAAGATTTGAGGACCAAGATCTTCATGTTTCCTATCAATAACCCACATGGCGACCTGTTGTTTTGGGGATAAAGAAACCATATATTTTTTTAATTCATCTTTCCTGTCCTTATTAGTCACAGGCTCAGCTTCCCATTCAGCTCGGGCTGGTTTATACCCTTCTTCACAGACAGGGCATTTGCTACCTAATTTCATTCTCTCTAAACAAAGATATTGTGCCTTATCTGGACCCACTCCATAATGTGTGTAGACATCAAATCCATAATGAGTAACTTCCGCATCCCAAGTATTAGGCATGATCCGAAGGACATTCTCACCTTCTGCCGCAGTAAGAACTTTATACCCGTCTTTTACAATTCTATCCGATTTACTTCCACTTGCTCGTTTCTTTACCGCATCAACACTTCTCGGTTTATATACGAATCTCTTTGGTTCCATTTTATTTCTCCTTTTTGTTTGTTGTTTCAATAGCTCTTGGCGTAATTGCCTCTGTGCTACTTTTTGTTTCTTTTTTTATCATAGTTTTCACGGGTATTAAAATAACCCTATACTTGTGAACTGCTCCTGAGCTAAAAGCCCGAGGCTTCTTGGTTCATAGAAACAGTTTGAAACCTGTCTTCTCCCCAAGCTTGAAATCCCGCGGTTCCCGCGGTAGATTTGTTTAAAATATTTATTGCAGCGTTATGGTCCCGGTCTAAAATAAGACCGCAGAAAGGACAATTATGCGTCCGATCTGCAAGAGTTTTCTTAACCAAACACTTACAGCCACTGCATTCCTGGCTTGTATAGCAAGGTCCTTCTTTTTCTACCCAACTACCAGCATTAAAACCACGGTTGATAATAACCCTATACTTATTAACTTAAAACCGTCCATTACTCATACTCTCTTTCCGGTGTTCCTGCAATTTCTTTCTAACATCCATAGTTTCTTTTTCCACAGCTGCTGGGTTTACATTAACAGACTCTTTGGTAAAGTATTGAGCATAAAAAAGACCGCATAAATCCTTTAGCATAAAGGCTTTTTGGGTGAATGCATCTTTCGTAGATGTCCACTTTTCTGCATTTAATTTAGCCGCCGCATAATTCCGAAAGGCTTCTTTGTGTTCTTCATCCAACAAGATTGACTCCTGCAATTTTGCCTCGGTTAATTTAGCTGATTCCTCATTCGCTTTAAGCCTTAGTTTTTCAGCCACTTTGGCGTTTACCTGAGCTAAATTTTCTTTGGCGTGATCACTAAGACTGCCGGCTTCTGCGCATTGATCCGCAATATGACTAAATAAAGACGGATGTGTACTACACTCAGTGTCAAGAGAGTATTTGTCTATTAACAATAATTCTTTAGCTTCCGATAATGTAATCTGACTCATATTTCTCCTTTAGTTTATATTCTAATATACTATGTTTTAGTGAAATTTACCAAAATTAATTTGCATTGTCAAAAATAATCTGGATGCAACTATGGACCACCTCTTCCATTCCGGTAGCTTTTGAAGTGGGGTTTAAGAAAGCGGTCATAATATTGTCAAAAAATAAAGCATCTTTATCGGTTTTTGATTTCCGTATGCAACTACCCAGGTATTTAACAACTGGAATTCTGATACTCTCCGAATCCGCTTCTTTTAAATCATTTAAAATCTTCATAGCCTTTGCCCATCTATCAAGAGATTTATTCCTATCAACCAAAAGTCTACACAATTCAATCACTTCTGACTCTTTTATTGACTGCAAAATTGAAATTACTTCATCAGTAGTAGAGCAAGCTCTGGCTTGGGATAAACAAACTAATGCTTTTCTGGGGCTCCCCTCCGCCTTTCTTACAATAACATCCAACGCCCCCTGTGGCAGGGTTATTTGCTCTTCTTCTGAAACATAATTAACCAAATCAACTAAGTCATTGTAGCCCACTTCTTTTAGAGTATAAGAATGACAACGAGTTTTTATAGTCTCAGGAATTTTAGACGATTCAGTCGTGCATAAAACCCAATAAACATGCTTGGGTGGCTCTTCCAAAACCTTCAAAATACTATTAAAAGCGGCTTTGGAGGCCATGTGAATTTCGTCCAATATCACTACTTTTTTACCATTAGACCCCATACTTTTGTATTGCAACCCATCGAGCAAATCCCGCATCGAATCGACGCCCGACACTACCGCTACGTCTACTTCCATAATATCATTTTTATCTACGCCAAGTTCCGACGCTATGATGCGAGACAGAGTCGTTTTCCCACAGCCTGAGGGTCCGGTGAATAAAAATGCATGAGGCACGCGTGATGGAAATAGCGATTTCAGAGATGCAATAATGGTCTCTTGTCCAAGAACTGCATCAAAAGAATGCGGTCTGTATTTAAGATGCAGCGGTACTTCTTCAACTGGTTTTTCATCCTCTTTTATAAACATCTTCATTTCCCCAATGTAATTTTAGGCGAACTAAGTTTTAATCTATTCATATTCTCTATAATAGATAGAGCTTTATCTACTACTTTCTCGTCAGCATCCATTTCAATATACTTGATTTCATACTCATCCATAACCTTTTTAATCTGCTTGGACTTATCATTAGCACTTTGTTCACTTTGCCTTCTCCCGATAGGGTCATATTTAAAGGTTCTATGCAGGAAAATATTTACATTTTCATAACTATTAAACTGATCCAAACAAAAGGTTTTAAATGATTCTGAAAAATCTTTTGAGACATAAGCAATCCCCATAGCCAACGGCGAGTCAGATATAGCATATTCAACTTTTCCCACAAGTCTTTTTAATCTCCTGTTTTGTTCAGCCAATAGATAATCTTGTTCAGGAAATAGTTTCCAGCGCTCTTCCCAGAGTATTTCTTTGGCAAATTCTTGGGTCATCTCCACTGAGTGTCCATTAATCTTCATGGCATAAAATAGTCCTGCTGATACTGTAGATTTACCAGAGCCGGGACCGCCCCAAAAATTAATCACAGTTAGTTGTTTATTAACTTCCATAACTACTCCATTTGTGCTAAATAAGATCTCTTGAAATTTATCAATTCTTCGTATTCGGATTTCGATACCTTAACTGAGTTTAAAATATGTTCCTCGAAGGCTTCATAAGCTACCGGAACAATCTTTTTAATAATTGAAGCCATGGCTTCTCCATATACCCGAATTTCCTTCTGAGCATGGCTGTCTAAACGTAATCGAAGAAAATGAAAAAGATTATGGAGGTCTATCTGCCAATACATCTCGGTGTAAAGAGATAAAGGTAAATTTATTCGGGCTATTTCTTTTGCAACACCACAGTCTACGGCTTCGGAATAATGAAGGTAAAGATCTGATTGGTCTTCTACTAAGTTCATTAGAAAAAGTTCTTTCTCAGCATCTGGTATATCACTATTTTCATCACGACTCTGTTTATTTATTTTAGATTGCGGCCTTACATCCTCTAATTCAGGGAGATAAAAATCATCTTTCATGACTGAATATCGTCCGGAAATTTCATTTAAACGCGCTGTTCTATGTCTAACCCATTGCCGGGCAACAAAAATTGGCATTTTGACATGGAACGTAAAAACTACCTGCTCAAATGGGCTTGTGTGGGCGTTCTTCATTAAATAATTAATAAGCTTCTTGTCTTCTTCTGGGGATTTTTCGCCACTCCCATAAGAAACTCGAGCTGATTGAACTATTCTTCCGTCATCTCCCATAAAATCCACAAGTCTCACAAACCCCTTATTGAGACATTTAATAGGCTCAAAAATATCGGGGTACGTCTCTATTACAAGATTACGATTATTAGACATGTTATTCCTCCTTATGATTTACCAACGTAAACATTAGTCCCATTTCCTCGTCAGTTAGGAAGAAAATCGGTTGTTTTAAACACTGCAAACTCTTTCATGTTTCCCCAGTTAGACCCGAGTTTAGCTTCTAGAGTAAGTGGCACGTTAATCTCTTTAAAGGGAGATACACACATCTCTTTTGCGATAGTTTCTATATCCTCTTCCAGTGTTTTTTCTGGTAAGAAAAACGTTAAATCATCATGGACGTTAAGAACAATTTGAAGTTGCGGTTTTTCTAACTCAAACGCCATCACTGATAATCTATTCATGGCGTCGGTAACTATATCACTGGCGGAGCCTTGGACCGATCCGTTCACCTTTTCATTGTATGTCATGGGCCCGTATCGTCTATGCCCAGTAATTGTTTCTATATATCCATTTTTTTCATAAAAATCTATCTGATTATGCTGCCATTTTTTAATGCCCCCGAATAACTCCCAGAATTCATCATAAAGTTCTTTGCGGTGAGTTTCACTAAACCCTAAATAATCTCCAACTGATTTTTGCCCCGCACCAAAAAACCATGGGAACACCAGTCTATTCTTTATTATAGACCTATACTTTTTCTTCTTGTCAGGACTATTCAGATACTCATCAATACTATTACATTTTGCATACCTAGGGTCCTTTTTAGCAACCCTAGCAGCCCAATCCCCGTGAACATCAAAATCATCCCAGACATATTTAACAAATTTAGGATCTTTACTGAGCATGGCAATAACTTTGGCTTCAATCTGCCCATAGTCGAATGAGACCATCCAATATCCTGCTGGTGCTATAATAAGTTCTCTTATATAAGAATTTTTCCTAATCGGCCAGTTTTGTAAGTTGGGTTGGGAACTAGCTAATCTACCCGTGGAAGTAAACAAATGGCTAAAGTTGGTATGTATTTTTCCATCGAATTTACATAGTTCCGGAACACTATCTACGTAGGTAGACTTTAAATTTCTCAATTCCCGATTTGATTTTATCAACTCAGCTAACTTTATTCCTTTAGCGGCATAAATATCTAACACGTCTTTATCTGTACTAAAGCTATCTTCTTTACCACTCTTTGTATTTTTAACGGACTCCAGCTTTAATACATCCCTGAACATTTTAACTAAATGTGGGCTGCTTCCAGGATTAAAGGTTCCGTATGTTTTTTCAAACAGTTTTACAGCCGGTAAATTTTTTATTTCTGCATCTAAAGATAACGCCTCTTCCCCCAATTTCTTAGAAAACATTTCAACTTTGGGCTTGTCAACCGGAAATCCCTTATCTTCGGTCAAAACTAATGTCTGAGAAACATGTAATTTATGCTGGTAGGCTTTATCTAACAGGGTGTTGAAGCCCTCAATTTGGAGGTCGTCTAACGCATATGTGTATTTGGTATCCATCCCGTTATATATCAACAACTCACTTAATTCAGACGCTAATATATTTTCTACGTCCACACTGGATTCATTTTTTAGTCGAAATCCGAAATACATTAAAGACAACATATCTAAACTAAGAACACTGTCCTGCCTCTTGCTGGATCGACTGTCCAATAAAAAGGCTCTTGTCATGGTGCATCCCCATTTAGTTTCAAATAAAACTCGCGGCCCGCCGTATAAAAAGCACCATGACTTTTCAAACTTATCATTGTGACAAACCTTTATTCCTTTATATTCTAAAAGAAAATCTATAAAAATTTTCTTTATTTCTTTATATTGCCCGTCCCAAGCTCTAGGGTGTTCAATCGGAAAAGCGTATACCTTTTTACTTGTTCCAATAGCAACCGTGTATATCTTGGAATTATTAGTCCATATTTTAATAGCACTTGTTTCTAAGTCCAAACCAATCTTCGGCAGTGTCATTAACTCTTTTAGCCACCCCTTGATGGTTTCTAAATCTTCTGGTCCTTTACCTAAGACAAATTCTATTCCTTTCCTTCTTTCTTCTTTAGGTATAACTAGAGGATTTGAGACCTCAGAAGAATTCAGTAATTTTTTTAGTTTATTAAGATCATGCTTAAAAACTTCTTCCCATGTACTTACAAAATATTTTCTTTCTGGGTTCCGTTTCTTTAATATCTCATCGAGGCCTTCTAGCACAAAATACCAACAAGTATGGTCTCCTATTTTAATTGGTATTTTTCTTCCACGCCAATCTGCAATTCCAGACACCCCTACCATAGCTTTTAATGGGATCTCACCAAACCCAACTATGACTTTAGGCTTAGTGTTAATAATATCCTGTTCTAAAAATGTCCTACAACAATCCAAAGTTAGTTCATTAGACTTTGCAATATCATGGCATTTTAGTAAATTATTAAACCTGATGGTGGATTCAAACTTGGGTATTTTTCGAGGGGAGGAATCGGATGACCATTCCTTTTTAACATAAAAATCTTTAAACATATCGTCCAGATATTCGTGCAAGATACTGGCCGTCATATCTCCACGACTAAATGGGCTGTCATTAGAGTCGTCTACCTTAGAAGGTCCTACCCCCAAAAAGTAGATGTCTGGATTTTTATTACCGACCGCTTCCATCTTGGGGTGAGTACTAGTGTTTTGAACTTTGATGTTGTTTCTAGGACATACTAAACACTGTTCGGTTTTAGCCAAATTAGCGTAAGCGGAAGGGGTTTTCTTCACACCATGCTCTTCTGTAAAAAATGCCATTATACCCCCGTTAGTCGGCTACACTACTGACAAGATGTAGAAAATTTTCATTAATCCCAACTAAAACTATATCCCCATCAAAATTTGAAAAAGATATCTTGTTACTAGCTAAAACCGCTTGTCGTAAGAAAATCGGCTTCATCTTACAAATTATATCACCCAAAGTATCGGTAAATTCAATTTCATCAACTACAGTTCCATGGTCATTACTGGAAGTGATAGTCATAATCTTCCCCTCGGTTTTGATCTCAATCTCAGGATTCTTATCAGACGAAATCAAAATCAGATTCCTATCAATACAATTTAATAAAGAATCCGGCACTGGTTGGAATTTATCGTTACTCAGTACAACCTGAGACAGGATGCTCTCAAAAGGTATAAAATCTATGTCAGCAATGAAGTTCGAGTACAGCTGTATTCCCGCAGACTTGCCGTCTACTAAAAAGTCAACCAAAATAGAGTCTTTACCTACATAAAGCCGACCACTCTTGAAGTCCTTTGACACATTAATCAAAGTATCACAAAATGCTTTGGGTAGTAAAATAGTAAATGGGGTACTTTTTAAAGGCTCAGATAATGTAAAAGATGAAACTCTGGCTCTATCAGAAGAATATAGCGCAGTCTTTTCCGGTGTGGAAATAACAGTAATGCCATATTGTTTTCTTAAACTCGCGTTGTTACCCATTGATAAAGCAACCTGTTTTATACCCTCAAAAAAGTCTTCTGTTAAATCATGCTGTTTATCGGTATTCATAACATCATCAGCTAATTTAAATGGGAATATATTTCTGGGCAAAGTATTTAACTTAACAGAGGACCTCCCGGATTTTACAGTTATATTGGTCTCAGTTTGTGTTATAGACACATCATCAGTACCGTAGCTCCCTAGTAGTTTAATTAAATCGCCTGGAACGCACCCTGACAGTCCTGTATCACAATCTAAAATAACAGCCTGTCCGGTATTAAACGATGTAATCTTATCTTTGTCAAAACAAAAATGTGTTAATACTGGAATAATGTCCTGAGTTGCAAGACAAGTTCTGGATACATTTAATTTTTCTAAAAGTTCTTTCCGTTTAATGATCATTACCTACTCCTTATTTAAAAAATCCTCGTTGATTAACATCTAACTTATCATTTCTCATAGCCAAACTCTCGCTTCTGCCTTCTAACAACCTGTCTTTTATTACTTGTATATACTCAGGGACAATCTCGAATCCAATACATTTTCTACTCATCAATTTCGCCATCTTTAGGGTGGTGCCGGAGCCAGCGAATGGATCTAAAACAATATCACCTTCGACAGTGAAGAGCTTAATAAACCACTCAGGTAAACTCTCTGGAAACACAGCACTGTGCTTTCTAGCCGAACTAGCAACTGATAATTCTAAAACATTGTCGGGGTAGTTTGAATTTTCCTCCCATGCCTTGAATGCCTCTTCATCGGGAAGAGGGAATTTAAGCACATTACTGGGGAATGCCAACGACCGATCTCCGTTTACCAAATTATGGAGGTTAACATGAAACCCACTTCCAGTAGAATTGTACCCCGGTGCGTCTAATTGACTCCTTTTCTTAAGATTAGCGATTTGTTTCTTGTAGGCCTCTGAAGGTTCTACCTTAACCGCATCCTGATACATATTAAATTTTTGGCTTTTATTGAACTGAAACACATGTTCCCAGGCATCTCTAAAGCGGGTGGGCCATTTTCCAGGAGATGCATTACTTTTTATCCAGCAAAACTCCTCTGTCCAGAACCACCCCTGTTTTCTTAATGCTAGAACTAATTCTATTACGTATGTATTACGTTCTTTTTCAACTGTATTCTCCTTGATATTAAGGATGAAAGTTCCGGTTGACTTTAAAACTCGTAGTAGCTGTGCGCTGAGTGGGAGAAACCATTCTACGTAACTACCCTCTGCAATTCCTCCGTATGTTACTTTTCGCTGATTACTGTAAGGAGGACTTGTTACAATAAGATCCACGGAATTGTCTGGTACATTTAAAATCTCTTCCTTATTATCACCAAGGTAAAGCTGCACCAAGGGCTCGTTTTTTAGATCAACTAACGACATCTATTCTCCTATTTAATCATATCAAACTTTTTTAATGTTTTAATAGCACTTCTAATGTGGTAAAATGACACCGACACCGTGGCCTTATTACAATCAATCCCTTGTTCAATGACTGCCTGCTGTATTTCCTTCACACCTAAAGTTGGATTAGCACAAATTAACTCTCTGAGTTTTTCAGATTCACTGGCTCCTTTAAAAGTAGGGTTTTTTAACAAGCCTAATTTATTCAGGGTTTTAGTTGTAGCTGTCATATATGCTAGTACATTTCGCACTAAATCTGATTTAAAGGGAATCTTTTTCTCTGTAAGAACAGCCTCAATCTCGGGCAATGATAAAGAATAATTCTGGCAGATAATATCTCGAATATCCGAAGAAGATGAGGGGTCATCAGAGGAGGTTTTCTTAACTTTTACTTTCTTAACCCTTTTGGGCTTAAGTTCAGTGACAAGATTAGCGACCACAAGTTTATTCAATTCTCCCTTGGTAGGAGTCGAAACTGGATTTACGTTAGTTATATCAATATGATCCAGTGTGTTTATAAGTGTTTTTAGCGGTTCCGAAAGTGGTTTCATAGCCGTGCTTTCAGTAGACTCGGTCTTTATTACAGAGGGAAACTCAGGTAGTTTTGTTTGGGTTTTATAACTTGTAATTGCTTTATTCATCCAACTTTTAGCAGAATCAGATAATGACTCAAAAGCTTCATCCGGCAATTCACGATCTATTGTCTCGGCCAATCTGACGGTGTACTCGTAATTGTCTTCCTTTGTCCCTTGTTTAATATTAGAAATATTTTCCAATTCCATTCTTACATCCATTTTACTCTCCCTTTCCTAGTTAAAGCTCTATAGTTCCTGCTATCAATATAATATACTATCTTTTTTGCAAACACCCAAAATACTCTCTAAAAATCTCTAGCAAATTCATTTTCTTCATCTCAGCATCCTTATACCCAAGAGCTTTACACAAAGACTTTTTTGGGTCATATCCTATAACTCTGCATATATCGGTATTAGTAATCCTCTTCTTTAAAAATAACTCATCCACTAAATCTGATGGGGCATTAACCAAAGCATTCAACACTTCTTTTATTTCAGCTGGGGCTCGCTCTAGTAAAATATTTAATGGTCCGGTATTATAATCTAGTTTACCCTTAGCCAGTAATTTGTTATTAACTACCCCATCGTAATTTTGTTCGTCATATGTATCATGAACTATAAAATTACCTTTGCTGGATGCCTGGGACAAATACCATAGTTGGCAGTGCAGGCGCTTTTTGAAAAGAGACATAAAATGCCTGGGTTCTTTGGTGGTGTATCTTTTAACACAAAAATCAAATGATACCCAGGCTTCCTGTAAAAGATCGGATTTTTCGTACCCCAAATTTTGGTATTTCCATAAGTCCTTATTTATTAGTTTCTGAGCATATCTTTTATAAACCCCATTCCAATCAGGAATGTATTTATCCGCCCTTATTCTTTCCATTTTGAACCCCCGCTTCCAGATTTAATATTTTTTCCTTAGTAAACTCGCCGGGATCCTTGACCCCATCTGGCAAAAACCTAAAACTTACATTTGGTAATGTGCAAAATCGTGAGCTGATTTCCATCGAGGCACTTTTAGCATCATTATCCATAAAAATGATTATTTTATTAAATACCTTGCTCAACTCTCTAATCTGATACTCTTGATTACCAGTCATGCTTTTGGTAGAAATACAGGTAGCTCGATTGCCAGTTGAAAAATAATAATCCAATTTAATACAATCAAAAATACCCTCTGTGATGAAGAGAGAATCTCCACCCTCAATCAGATTATCATAATTGTATAACAATTGTTTAATCTGAATCAAGCTTTTATCAACTGATAGGTCCTTATATCTCAATTTGTCATTCGGTAAAATACTACGACTTGTCCAAGTAACTAATTCCCCTTCATAGAAAATAGGGAAAATAATACGATTTCCATACTCCCCATTTAAGGCACAAAAAAGTGAATATTTTTTAATTAATTTGTCAACATCATCAAATCCCCTTGAAGCTAAATAATCATAAAACTTCTTGGTAACTCCTGTATTTCTAATCTCAATGAACTCACTGGGAAATAATAGTTCTTTTGTGGGTATTACGGTCTCGCTTTCCGCTTCATTGTCGTTATCAAATATCTTATTAAAAGTATCTAACAAGTTTTCACCTTCTGTAAGATCGATTAGAACCGTACCATGAACTGTTTTATAGGCCTCTTCAAAAGAGCAATTTAATAACAGCTTTACGATCTTTTCTATTTTTCTTCCACGATGAGCGGTGTTCCTCCAACAATTATAATACCCATTTAGGGGATTGACCCCCATATGAAAATTAATATCACCGCGGCCATCCCTTATGCAGAAGGGGCAACATATCCCGATTTCGCCCGTTGAGACATTCTCCCCCTTTAATCTAACAGGAATATTATTAAAAGACAAAAACTTTTCTATGTCGAACATTCTTTAACTTCCTTCTGGTAATCAAGCAGTGCTGTAGATAAATCTTTTCCTTCTTTAAGGAGCCCAAGAATTTTCTCATCTACACTTTTTTGCATAATAATATCATAAATAAATGTGACATTTTTTTGGCCGGGGCGATTCGTGCGCATCTCAGCCTGAGATCTGGTAATAGGGCTTACCGGAGTTTCATAAAAGAAGGTGTACGAAGCGGCCTGCATATTTAGACCCAATGATCCGCTCTGGGAGTTCATTAAAGCTACTCGGCAGCTCTTTTCGTTAAACAGCGTTTCAGCGTTCCTCTTCTCTTTGTCCGCAGTTCCAGAATATAATCTTATGTATTTTAATTTTAATTTTTTTAACAGCTCCTCAATTATATGACCACTCTCAATAAATTCGTTGAAAATTATCATTTTTGCATCAGGAGGAGCTGACGTAATCAGATTCTCTAAAGCTTCTAATTTTGGATTTTCCGCAAATCGGATTAAAATATCCTCTCCTTCATCCGTTTTGTGCTTTAAAAAACCAGCTGTTATCTGCCTGAACTTAATAAAAGAATTTTTAAATTCTTCCACATTACCCTTAAGGTTAATAAATTTAGCTACGACCGCTTTATAATAATTGGCGGCTTCTACAGAAAAAGTAGTAATTACTTTATTATAAATTAACGGTGGAAGCTCTATTTCTGTTTCTTCTTTGGAATACCTGATTGACTTATTACGTAGTTTTTTCTGCAAAACCGGCTCTAATTCTTTCTTAAATTTATAATCAATACCGCCCCAGTAATTATTTTTTGCAGTAAAGAAAGCTTCTCTGAACAACCCTAGTGATGTACCTAAAGTTTTTCCTTTATCTATGAGATAAAACTGTGACCAGAGATCCTCCGGTGAACGCCCGAATGGGGTGCCTGTAAGTCCATATCGGTACTCGCAGACATCAGTTAATTTATTAGCTAATTTAAAATTTAAACTGTTTCGGTCTTTCACATAATGCACTTCGTCGAATACAACCACATTAAATTTGCTGCTCAGTTCTTTTATTTTTTTAGGGGAAGGGACCCATTTATTTTTAGCAGGCTTACCATATTTCTTAACTTCTTTTATGTCAGTGAGAAGGAGCTGCATTCCGGTATAATTTATAATAAAAAGATCCGCTTCCTGTTTTATCAGCTCGGATCGTTCTACCATAGTGCCTGTTAACTCTACTACTTTTAAATCAGACAGCTCTTTTATCTGTACGGACCACGAGTTTACAACGCTCACATTAGGAACTACAACCAGGGCAGATTTTAGTTTACCCCGATATTTTAAATACGCTATTAAAAATAAAAGGATAATCGTTTTTCCTAGCCCCATAGAAAGAAAAAACAAGAATTCTTTCTGAGACATTCCAATCAGAAGAGATGCCAACTGATGCTTATATGGTTCGATGTGTTTAGGGTCAAAGTCTGGGTAGATTTCTTTAATATTCTCCAGCAGCTCTTCTTTGGGAACCCCTTTCAGCCATGCCCAATCTTCGACAGGAGCGTTTAAAAACTCATCTATGGCTTGTTTGGCGATCAAAAGAAGCCTCTCTTTGGCTTATTTACGGTCTCTTCGGTTTCTTTAATCTCGTCAACCTCTTCTAAATTACCACTCAATCGTAATTCCGCAATTTTATAGTATTCTGGATCAAGCTCGATACCAATATAATTTCTATCTAGCATCTTAGCAGCTAACGCAGTTGTTCCAGAACCCAAGAATGGATCCAGAACAATGTCACCTTCCCTAGATCCCAAAGTTACTAAATTTGACATCAGCTTTAGGGGTTTAACTGTAGGATGGAAATTCTTTTTAGTTGTTACACGATCTGTTTTCCTTCCATCTCCTCCAACTCCTTCCCTTTCTCCACCTGCTTTTCTTAGAGGCAACCCTGCGGATAACCGATCTTCTAACTCATTACATCCTTTATTTTTTTCAGACTTAGAAGCTTTAGGCGTAATTAAAAATGGAAATGTTTTTTGAACAGATTCAGGAAGTTCTTGTAACTTCTTTTCAAACCACATATCAAGATCAAAATAGCGTGAAAAAGACCCCGAATCTCCATACTCTATATTAGGGGTTCCAATTCCCCTGCTCTCTTTACCATAAGCATTCCCCTGATATCCTTTAGCGCTCTCTTTTTTTACAGCACCAGTTCCGCTTTTTCTTTCTATTCCATCATTCAAAACATCATCACTTACCAAAAGATTTGCTGGAAATCTACCTTCAGATTTATGAAGTAGTTGTTTTTCACCTTGTCCATTATCTTTATTACCAATCTCTAATCCGGCTTTTGCGTTATGGGTGTACTCTTTTCCAACCCTAGTATCATCTTTGTCAGCAAAAGGTATTCTACAATCGTCAAACCACGTTACTCCTTTCCCATTATCCATAGCTTGCTCTGTATAATTTTTTTCGGATAAAGGTTTCATTACAACAAGAATAACTTCAACGGCAGGTTTTGGAGAAAATCCAGCGTATGATCCATCTAATTCTTTTGCTTGACCCGATGCCGGGTCCGTAATATCTGCGGAGACTGTTTTAAATCCATTGTCCCTATCTGAAGCTCCACTATCATAAGAATCTTTTATTTTACGATAACCTCTTTTAAAATCTTTTGCTTGCTTTATTAAAATATCTTGCCGTTGTCCAATCACTTCACGTTCAAACCCTAATTTTTTATCAATAGCTTTACTTATGTTCATTGCCTTCGGAAATCCTGTTGCATAGCTCCAATATATACTCGTAAAATTAGTATTAAATCCAGCCTCTTCTAAATTAACAATCATTCTGGAAAGAACATCTTGTCTAGGCGACGACATAATGAAGCCAAAACTACCGGGCTTAAGCACTCTCAAACACTCCTTCCAAATCTCTACGGATGGAACAGCTTTATCCCACGCCTTTCCCATAAAAGAAAAACCGTAAGGCGGATCTGTACATAACAAATCAAGAGAGTTATCTGGAATGTCCTTTAACACTTCCAGACAATCCCCATTATATAATTTATTTATTTCCATAAGTTAATTATTATCCATTTGCCCGGTAGCCGGATTGTATTTTTTGTTAAGTGGTCTTGAATCTATACAAAATTGTCCTATGGCGTAATTCTGAGAAATAAGAATCAAGTCCCCAGTTTCACCATTTCTATTCTTATCAATATACAATCGGGCCAAGCCCTGTGATCGTTCTGCCTCAGTTTGATTATAGGTAATATGCATATCACATGTTTGAATTTTAGAATAGTCCTCACCCATAAATTTTCTTGTTATTAGTTGACTAATCCCATCCCCAGCTCGGTTTACTTGGCACGGCACAATCAAAGCCATATTCCTCTCCCTTGCAAGACCGCGTAATTCCTTATAAAGATTACCAGTTGCAATTCTGAGATTATCTGCGGGCAATTTCATCAAATCTGGATAATCAAGTACAAGTATATCGGGTTTGAAGTCTAGGAAGGTCTCTAAAGAGTCCAAATAAGCATAAAGATCATTCATAGTTAATTGACCTGTTGGAAAATCTTTTATAATCAGATTATCATGTTTTAACATGCTAACTTTTTTTCTTAGTTTTTCTTCTAAATCTATATCTTTAATGTTAAGAACTAATTTTGGCTTAACTTCTACTGGATCGGTAATCTCTTTAAGAACTCTATCGTCCTTATCTTTTCCAAAATACCTTATAAGCTGCGGTTCTGAGTATTTTGACCCCGCAAAAAAACTCTGCCAATATCTTTGTATGGTCCGGCCCTGAGACATTTCCAGGCTTATATGACAGACTTTATATTTATCAAGTTTTCTATCTAAAACCTCATCAGTATTATTACTGGATTTACGATCTAAAAAGGCGTGTTTGGCCAAACTACCAGCAAACCAAGTTTTACCGCGACCGGAAGGCGCTGTGATTACAAGCATTTCTCCGGGAGTCGGACAAATTCCTAATCTATCTAACTCGGGTATTCCTGTGTGAACGTATAATTCCGTCTTAGCAAGAGATTCTAAGACCGCATCCACATCTGTAATCTTAATTCCTGGATCAAATATACTTGCCTTTTGCTTATTCGATTTTCTAAAAAGCTCTCTTATTTCCCCCGTGTTATCAACATTACCGGCCTTGCCAGCCTCAAACAGAGAAATGCCTTCGCGAAATACTAATTCTATCTCTTGCCTACTAATGAATTCATCTAATCTATGTAATGTATAATCTACATTATCGTCTCCAGCATGAGCATAAATATTATTTAAAGTCTCAAGATACCTACCGGCTTTTTTAACATCTTTTCCATTAAGAACGCTCTCAAATTCGGTATAAAGGTCGGTTCTTATAACTTTTTTATAATTTAAATAGTATTCAATTGCTTTAGACGCAATGTCCCGATAACAAGAATCACTGAAATATTCCAGTTTTAAGCTATGTACTAAAATAGGTGCGGCTTGGTTATTATAGCAGAGTAGAATTAAGATATCTTGAAAAAGACTGTGGTAATTTTTTTCTGACATAATGATCCTAGTTCAACAACTGTAGTGAATCTATCATATTTTGCGTTAAATTAATCCCAAATACCCTCAAGAAATTTAAAACTTGTCTTTCATTATAAGAATGTTTTACTAGAGGCGGTGATTTGAAATCATCATTGAATGGTAATTTTACTAATTTTAGATATAAATCCAGTATTTCCTTGTTCTGTGAGTAAACCTCTTCCCATTTTCCATCAGTTAGGATCTTCTTAGCCTTAACTGGACCTATTCCGGGAAGGCCAGGAACTCCGTTGTGGCTACCAGATAATGCTGTGTGTTTAATGTAATCATTAATATCTAAATCAAGATATTCTTCTTTAAATTCTTTTATTCCATATAAGACTTTACTTTTTTGAATAAAAACATTATCAAAATAAAGAATTTGATGCAGATCGGAGTCATTACTCAAAATAATTACTTTATCCATCTTATCTGAATACTCTACCACCAATGATGCTATCAGATCATCAGATTCTAATCCTTTTTCCGCCAAAACTGGAACATTAATCAAATTTAAAAACGCTATACAGTCTAATTTTGATGTCTTGAATTCCTCAAGATCTTTGAATCCTAATTTCACGCGGCCAGCTTTTAAATTTGGAAATAGTTCTTTGCGTAAATAGGGTGGTGAGTCATCTGTAAAGATTATATGGGAAGGTTTAAATGTGGAAATGTATTTGACCAGCTGACTCACGATTCCATAAAGACAGCCGGTTGCGCGCCCCCCGAATGATAGGCTGGAGTAAGAATAATGGACCCTCCATAATAGATTATTAAAATCTACAATTAGTAAAACCTTTTCTCGCGGTGTGGGTTTCGCCTCCCCAAAAAACATAATTTAAGAATGCTCCTTCATTATCTGATCGATGCAGTGCTGACAATCAACATTTATAACTCCTATTTATTAGATTCAACAGTACAAAATTTACAATTAGGATTAATAATATTTCTATTAACATCCCAGCGAATGTGGGCGTGATACTTCTTGCTTTCAATTACTTCTGGCCGATTTGCCGCAATTTTCCCAGATTTAGATTGTCTATTTCTTGTTTCAGCTTTTTCTTTCTCAGATTTATTAGCCCAATTCTCCTTCATGGATTTTGATTTTTTAAACGCAACTTCTGGTCGATTCTGGGCGATTTTACTAGAATTAGACAGCTTCTTTTTGTGTTTTTCTGATTTAGGTCCCGTATTTTTACCTTTCAACAATTTGGATTTATTAGCTCTAATGTCAGGCTTATTTTGTGCAACCATACCATTGATGGATTTCTTCTCTTTAACCTCTGGTCGATTCTGGGCGATTTTACTAGATTCGGATTGACTCTTACTATAGTTCAATTTTTCTTCTTCAGATTTATTAGCCCAAGTTTCTTGATTTTTTCTTTTTATCTCAGCCTTTTCTTCGTCAGGTTTATTAGCTCTGGTTTGAGCCCGCTTCTTT